GACGAACTGCGTCAGGTGTTGAGTGATAGCGGCCTGGGATCAAACCCGCATATTGTCCGCGCCTTTGCCAAGATCGGCATGGGGCTGGGCAGTGGGCCACAGTTTAAGGAAGGCGAAAGCGCCGGGCAGTTTGGCACCACGCCAGACATGGCCAAGGAGCAAATGGCACAAATACGGGCACATCCCGGCTATTGGGATAACAGCCATCCAGAACACAAACCGCTTGTTGCAAAGATGGCAAAGTTAGCGGAATTGGCGCACGGCACGGATGTTGTCGCGCAAAACGTATCTGTCGGATAACCGTAAGGCCCGACGACAGACAGCCGGAAAGACGGCGCGTGGCCCCACACGGGACAACCACTTTCACCCTAAACGCAACCAGTGAAGAAGGAGAATTGACCAGTGTCAGTTCAAATCACTACTGCGTTTGTTGAGCAGTACCGTGGTAATGTTGAACACCTCGTTCAGCAGAAGGGTTCACGCCTTCGTGATTCGGTTTCAGTTGAAACCGTTGTGGGTAAGAACGCCTTCTTTGAGCAAGTGGGAAGCACTGCCGCTCAGCAGCGCACGTCACGTCACAGTGACACTCCTCGAATGGACACACCCCATGCGAGGCGCCGGGTTTCCCTGATCGATTTCGATTGGGCAGACCTTATCGATGATGAGGACCGGGTCAGAATGTTGATCGATCCGCAAAGCCCCTATGCCGAGGCAGCAGCCTGGGCCATGGGACGCGCGATGGATGAGCAGATTGTTTCGGCTGCTGATGGCACCGCCTTTACGGGCGTCGCCGGGGGCACCTCAACAAGCTATGACAGTTCCAACACTGTTGATGTTCAAGTCGGTATTAGCCCCGCGGCTGATACGGGCCTTAACGTCGGCAAGTTGCGGGCTGCTAAGCAAATCCTCGACGCCAATGAGGCGGAAGATGATGATAGATATATGATCATCAACGCCAAGCAGCTTCAGAACCTTTTAGGTCAAACTGAAGTTACCAGTTCAGACTTCGCATCGGTGAAAGCCCTTGTGAACGGTGAGGTCGATACCTTCATGGGTTTTGAGTTCATACGTACTGAACTGATTGGCACCGACACCAACAGCGATCACAAAGTTTTATTCTACCAAAAGGCTGGAATGAAACTCGCAGTTGGTTCTGAGCCGTCGATCAAAATTTCTGAACGGGCCGACAAGAACCATGCGACGCAGGTCTTCTGCTCCATGGCGATTGGCGCCACCCGTATGCAGGAGAAGTTGGTTGGCTACATCGAATGCGACCCAACATAGGAGGGATGACCAATGGGTACTAAAAACACCGATCTGGTTGCCAATTTTGAGGCAACCCCTCCTACCTTGAACGATGTTGCTGAGCTTCACGGCCGTGTGCGAATTGCACAAGGAACCGTGGAATTGGCAGCGGGAGACAGTGACGACGATGACATCGTTATGCTGGCGCCCGTACCATCGAACGCAACGGTCCCGCACCTCTACATCGGGTCTGACACGTTGGGTGGTTCCTGCACGTTTAATGTAGGCATCTACACATCGGCTGGCGTAGTCAAAGACGAAGACGTTTTTGCTACGGCAGTTGCCGATGCTGCTGGACTTGCTGATGTTCGCCATGAAGTGGCCAACATCGACACGTGTGGCAAGAAGATGTACGAACTGGCCGGTGATAGCACCGATCCAGGTGGGTACTACTACGTTGCTGCCACCATGGCAGCGGCTGGTGGGACCATCGGAACGATGTCGTTTATCGTCCATTACGTCGTTGACTAACGGATTGGGGGGCTTCGGCCCCCCTTTCCTCTTTAATTGATTGTGAATAGGAAACCGTGCTACCGTGGCGGTGTTAAGAGAAGTTATATAGAAGCGTCTAGAGGTCCAGCCCTAGGCGTTTTTTACTTAGAGGCTAAAACAACTTTCTTTAGCCTACGGCGGAACCCATTAGATGACGGGCGCTCTCTTTCTAATAGCTTGGGCATTTGGATAGAAATTTCCTCAAGCTTAAAAAGATGTTCACTGCCATCCTCAGTTTCGGCCCATATGCCTTTGCCGGGTCCAAACTGAATAGCCTCAAACCCAGTAACATCGGCAATGTAGCCTTTCACTTCTTGACCGAAGACATCAAACATGCTGCCCCAATCAGATGTGAATGTTTGGAAGGCTTCAAAGGCCGCTGCACTCCGATCCTCGTTGCGACCGTATGAGCCGCCTGTCATCATCGGGATGTAGCAAAGGAAGTCTTTTGAGTTGGCCATGGCAATTCTCCTTTCATGGCGAAAGCCACGGCAACACGGTTACCTATTCACAATGTAAAATAGCGGCGCGGGTTTTCCCGCTTTGTTGACCTATTATAACACGCGCATTTTTCAAAAATGGCTGAAAGCCCCAGAAACGCTGGGTTTTTTGAGAGTTGAAAAATTAAGTCACTGAATTAAAACGCTTACTTATCATTTCATTTTTGAAAAAAGTGTTTTTTTCGAGTTTTGGCGTTTCTGACAAAAATCGGAAATTAGGAGGTTTTGCATGGCCGGATCAATTGTAGACATTGCGAACAAAGGTCTGACCTATTTGGGCGCCAACGCGATTACTGCGCTTACGGATGACACGGTTGAAGGCCGCGCCATTAACCGCATCCATGAGCAAAGCCGACAGTATTGCTTGCGCGACCACCCGTGGAACTTTGCTATGACCCGCGTTTCCCTTGCGGCTGATACGACATCGCCCGTGTGGGAATACACCAACCTGTTTCCCTGGCCATCAAACTGCTTGCGGATCATTGAAGTTGATACGACAGAAGAATGGGCCGTTGAGGGACGCAACATTGTTACGGATGCAGCGGCACCGCTTAACATTCTCTACATCGCCGACGTTACGGACACGTCAATCTATGACGCCAAATTCACAGAGGCCTACGCCATGCGCCTCGCATCCGATGTGGCCTATGAAATTACGTCCTCGCAGACTGTTGTGGCATCGGCATCTGCCGCTTATGCGACGCTAATACAGGAAGCGAGGCTGGTTGACGCGCAGGAAACAACGTCTGCGTCTGAAGACACCTGGTTGTCAGCGAGAGCCTAATAGATGTCTCGCGTTACGCAGATCAAAACCAACTGGACGGCGGGTGAACTAGCTAAAGACCTGTTCGGCCGCGTGGACATCACCAAGTATGCGAATGGCGCTGAAACCCTAGAGAACTTTATCGTGCAGCCGCACGGTGGCATTACCCGCCGTCCAGGCACACGCTTTGTCAAAGAAGTTAAAACATCGTCTGCCAAGACGCGGCTGGTGCCGTTTGAGTTTAGCACCACCCAGGCCTATTGCATTGAGTTCGGCAATCTGTATGTCCGGTTTTACAAGGACAACGGTGCAATCCTTGAGGCCAACAAAACCATTAGCGGAGCAACACAAGCCAATCCGTGTGTGGTGACGGCAACCTCACATGGATTTTCTAACGGCGATGAAATCTATATTGCATCTGTTGTTGGCATGACTGAACTAAACGGCAAGTATTATAAAGTAAAAAACAAAACAACAAATACTGTTGAACTAACGGACATTGATGACACAAACATAAATTCTACTGGGTTCACCGCTTACTCGTCTGCCGGCACTGCGGCGCGGGTATACACGGTCACAACGACCTATGCCACGGCAGACTTGTTTGACATCCAGTTTGCCCAATCTGCCGACGTACTTTACCTCACGCATTCGTCTTATGCGCCGCGCAAACTGTCGCGCACGGGCCATACGTCTTGGACGTTGGAAGAAATCACGTTTACGGACGGGCCTTACCAAGACGAAAACATTACGACGACAACCCTAACGCCTAGTCATGCGTCGGGTAGTTCGCGGACAATTACCGCCAGCGCCGTTACCGGCATTAATGGTGGTGACGGGTTCCAAACAACTGACGTAGGCCGCATTATATCTATCGGCCACCAGGCCGCTGCCTGGGCGGCAAGCACGGCTTATGCAGTGGGTGACGTTAAGCGAAACAGCGGCAACGTATATGAATGTATAAAGGCTGGAACGTCTGCCGGATCGGGTGGGCCAAGCGGCGAAGGCGACGAAATCGTTGACGACGGTTGCACCTGGAAATTCTTGCGCGATGGCGGCATCCAATGGGGTTTTGCTACGGTCACAGGGCGCACAAGTACGACAGAGGTTACCGTTACCGTTAATGCTACCTTTGGCGGCACAACGGCTGAAGCCAAATGGCGGCTAGGCGCGTTCTCTGAAACGACAGGGTTTCCGGCAGCAGTAGCGTTCTACGAACAAAGATTGTTCTTTGCCGGCACTAGTGAACAACCACAGACGTTGTTTGGCAGCAAGTCGGGCGATTACGAAAACCATACCCCCGGCACATTGGATGACGATCCTGTCATCTACACGTTGGCCACAGACCAGGTGAACGCCATCCGTTGGTTGTCACCAGGCAAGGTCATGGCCATCGGCACGGTTGGTGGTGAGTTTGTTATTTCCGGTTCAACCACGGCTGACGCGCTGACGCCGACCAATGTCAGGGTTGTGCGTGAGGGCACACGGGGATCGGCATCGCACCGGCCCATCCGTATCGATAATGTGGTTGTCTTTATCCAACGCCAGAAGCGGAAGCTGCGTGAGTTTGTGTACGCATTTGAAAGCGACAGTTTCCAATCACCAGACCTGACCATACTGTCCAACCAGGTCAGCAAGGGCGGCATTACGGAAATTGCATATCAGCAAGAGCCAAGCACAGTTGTGTGGGGCGTCAAAGCTGATGGACAGCTTGTCGGCATGACGTATCTGCGCGATCAACAGGTGGTGGCATGGCACCGTCACAAGATCGGCGGGGTATCAGGCGCGTGTACGATTACCGTGTCGGACTATGCGAACATCGCCGTTGGCACCACGCTGACGTTTACAAAGTCAGACGGGTCAACCGTGACGTTTACATCTGAAGCAGCGGGCGCCTCTGCCCCAACAGATACCTCTCTGGGGTGGCGACCAAACACCAGCAACAATGTAACCGCTGACAACATCTACACCCGCATCAATGCCCATGCAGATTTTACCGTAGCCAATCCGGCAGCAGCGGTTGTCACTGTTGAAGAAACAACGTCAGCCGGCGCCAGGCCGTTGACCGTAACATCTAGCGATACGACGCGCCTGACAACAACAGATCAGGCCATTGCCGTTGTTGAAAGCCTTGCCATTATACCGTCATCGACAAGCGGCGAGGAAGAAGTGTGGATGATTGTGCAGCGCACAATAAACGGAGTAACCCGCCGTTATGTGGAATACCTTTCCGATCAATTTGACGTTGAAGAAAACCAAACAAAAGCTGATGCATTCTTTGTGGACAGCGGACTTTCATATTCGGGCGCTGCCGCTGCGAGTATCACTGGCCTTGGCCATTTGGAAGGTCAAGCTGTGTCTATACTTGGCAACGGTTCGGTCTACACTAAGCGGAATGTATCGTCGGGCGCGATTTCGACTGTTGATCCGACAGTCACGAAAGCGCAGATCGGCCTTGCGAACGAGTGCATAATGAAGACGTTGCGGCCGGAAGCTGGCGGCGACGACGGAACTTCTCAAGGTAAAGCCAAACGTGACTTTGAAGTCACCTTACGGCTCATCGATACGCTGGGCGGCAAGATCGGCCCAGACATATCGACAGCAGATGAAATCATTTTCCGCACGGGGTCTGACCCAATGGACAGCAGCCCGCCGTTATTTACCG